CCATTCCGAGCGTATAACCCGCACGCCCGTGAGGGTGGCGCGGGCCGGGTCGGTCTCGGCGACGGGCTTGGCGTTGACGCCCGCCGCGCCCGTCTTCATCGGGTGAATCGTCGCGGGACGACCGAAGAGCACCAGATCCGTCCGCAGCATGATCGCGTCGAGGGCGTCGAAAGCGGACATGGCGGGCCCTTAGCGGGAGCGGTGGTAGCCGGCGAAGAGCGCCTCAAGGGCAGTCTTCATCTGGGCCGGCAGGCGGCGGGCCGCCTCCCCTTCCCAGGCCGAGCCGACGGCCGGCGTCTGCATGGCCTCGGGCACGCCGGGGCCGCGGGTGCGGGTCAGCGCCCATTTCCCCTTGCCCGTGCGCTGCCAGACCGCATGCGAGATGCGCGAGCGCTTGCGGCGGGGAAACTTGCCGCCGAGATAGAAGGACCGGGCCACCATGCGGCGGCTGCCGAGCCAGTTGATCGAGGCGCCAGCGGGCGCCTCCTTGGGCCGGTAATAGATCGCCGGCAGGCCTTGGCCGAAACCGGCCATGGAGAAGGTCAGCGCACCCGGCGTCGCCTTGCGGAGGCTGGTGCGCCGGCGCAGGGCGTCGCCGAGCGGCGGCTTGGCATAGGGGTGGTTGCGCAGGCCGAGGACCTTGCGGATCTCGCGCTTGCTGCGGTTGGCCGTCGGCGCGCCCGTGCGGTTCAACGCCCGGGCGATCGGGCCGTTGGCGCGCGGGCCGGCGGCGGCGATCAGCCGCTCGACGCCCTGCATCTCGATGGCGGTGCGGATCAGGATGGCGGACATCGTCAACCCCTTCTCGCCAGTGCCGCAGCCGCGGCCTGGGCGACCCGCGCCGCCACTTTCGACGCAACATCCGCCGAATCCTGCCCGGCCGAGGCGGCGGCGGCTCTTGCCGCTGACGCCGCATCCTGCCAGGCGCCCCGCACGGCCGCGCCGGCGGCGACGCCGATCAGGCGACGCCGCTCCGCGCAACCGCCGCAGGACATGGATCAGAGCGGCTGCAGGCGGATGAGGCCCGTCGCCGACGGATTGAGCGCGACCGCTGCGGCGTGGCCGGCCTTCTTGTTCGAGCCGACCGTGGTCGTGAAATTGAAGGCGGTGTTGTCCCAGTAGATGGCGGCGCCTTCGGCCCAGGCCTGGGCGGACACCTTGGCGTGCTCGATGACGCCCTCGGCCTGCGCCGTGAAGGTCGCGCCGGCCACGGCGGTCGAAAGCGCGACGACGACCAGGTCGCCGATGAGATAGCCGCGGCCGGCGACGACGCCGCCGGCGGGAGCGGTCAGGGGGATGCGGTCCCCGTCGCGGATGTAGGTCTTCATGGTGAGCGATCCTCGCTGATGGGAAAGGGAGGCGGCCCGTCAGGGCCCCGGGCGTTGCGGCTGGCCGGGAGCCAGCCGCCTGGGGTCAATCTCAGTTGCCCGGGTTGCGGTAGCCGGCGCGCCACTCGATGCCGCCGCAGCCGAAGTCATGCTCGACCGAGAGCTGCGTGCCCTGAGTGCCGAACGGGTCCTCGATGCGGATGCGCGGGGCGGTGTAGCCGTTGAGCAGGCCCCAGCGGAAGTTGGAGCGCACGGAGGGCTCGGTGTAGAGCTCCCAGGCGTTGCCGGTGATCATCTGCGACACCACCGGGCGCAGCGACCGCATGGAGGCGGGCACGGCGTTGGCGTTGGTGTTCGGGGTGATCGAGGTCAGGAACTGCTCGGCCTCGGTCTCCTTGGCCGGGCCGACCAGCAGGATGCGCGGGGCATTGTAGAGCAGCTCGTTGCCGGTCTCGCCCGCCTTGGCGGGCAGCGAGCGGTAGCCGCGCATCGCGGCGCGGCCGGCGCCGACGCTGGCGACGGTGATCGCCGTGCCGGAGGCCGCGAGGTTGGTGCGGCCGACGGTGAACATGGCGGCCGCGCCTTCGAGCAGCGTCGGGCCGGCGCCGGAGTTGAGCGCCTTCATGGCGTAGAAGGTGCGCTCTTCGAACAGCGCGACCGACTGGCCGTAGCTGGCCAGCACGCGGGCGATGCCGCCCAGGCTGTCATTGACCATCAGCTGGCGCGAGATGGCGAGGCCGATGGCGTAGGGGACGACCGAGACCGTCTCCTTCTTCTCGCCGACCGAGCCAAACTGGATCTTGCCGGCCTCGGCGATCGGCTGCAGCAGCGGGAAGTCGCCGATGGTCACGGTGTCGTGCGGGCGGAAGTCGTTGAAGTCCTCGCGGACGGCGATCTCGCGATAGGTCTGCGGGGCGAGATCGTAGGACGCGCCGAGGCCGCGGTTGAGCGCGTTCTCCAGCAGGATGGGGAAATCGCTGGTGGTGTGCATGGCGCGCTGGATCAGGTCCGAGCGGCCGGCGAAGTTCTCCGGCACATGACGCTCGCCCAGGCGCTCGGCGGCGAGCGAGACGATGCTGCGGCCCATGAACGGGCGGGTCGCTTCGGGCACGTCACCGGCCGGCGCATTCGGCAGGAAGGCGCGGGAGAGCGCGTCCTGCATGCCCAGGCGGCGGGTCTCGGTCTCGTCGCGCTCGATGCGGACATGGGAGGCCGGCGCGTGGCGGGCGGCGAGCTGGTCGAAGGCCGCAGCGCGGAACTGCTCGAGGCTCATGCCCTCGGCGAGGCCGCGCTGGACGAGATCGGCCGGCAGGCCGTGCTGCGCGCCGAGAGCGGCGATGCTGGCGGAGCGGGTGCGCTCGGCGGCGAGGTCGGGGGCGGGAGCCGGGGTCGGCGCAGGCGCAGCGCGCACCTGCTCGGGGGCAGGCGCGGTGACGGGGGTGGGAGCCGGCGATTCCGCCGACGGTGCATTGCGACGCATATCGTCGATCTCCTGTTGAGAGGCGGGAACCGCGGCGCGAACGCGGGCGGCAGGGTCGGCGGGAACCGAAACGAGGGACACTTCGAGAAGCTCCCAGCGGTCGGCCCGCCAGACTTCGACATCGTTCTCGACCTGGCTCAGGGTCCAGGTGAGAACGCGATAACCCATGGAAACGCCGGGAACCTCGCCGCGCTCGACCATGGCCTCGGCGCGGCGGCCGGCCTCGGTGTCGGCGAAGGTGGCGCGCCCGACCAGAAGCCCGCCTTCGAAGCGGACATCCGAGATCGAGCCCAGAATGTCGCCGATGCTCTCCTGCCGGTGGCTGTCGAGCAGGCGAACCTGCCCGGTCGCCGCGCGGGAGAGGTCGACGGCCTCGGGACCGATGGACAGCTCCTCGAAGATGCCCCAGCGGCGCACGCGGGCGCCCGAGGACAGGACGAGGTCGACCGTGCGCGTCTCGGCGCTGTAGGAACCGGGCGCGAAGCGGACGGCAGCGTCCCCAGTGCGGCGGTCGAGGGTCGAGCCCGGCACGAAGCCCTCGGGCGAGACGGCGGGCGTCGCGGAGCGGGTCAGCGTGATCATGCGTTCGGATCCTGCGGCGTTGGCGATGCTTCGCCGGGTGTCCCCGCCGTAACGGCCTGGCCGGTGCGGGTGCGCTGGCGCGCGTCGGTCTCGTAGATCTGGCCGGCGTCGTCGGCGGCCTCGAAATAGGCCTTGGTCTCGGCCATCACCTCGCGCCAGTCGCGGCCCCAGGCCTCGACGAAATCCTGCGGGGACATGCGCCCGGCGCGGACAGCGAGAATGTCGGCCTCCATCTCCTTGATCGGGTCGATGGCCTCGAAAGCGGGCATCACCGGCTGCCAGCCATAGCCGCCGGCGCGGGGGCGCAGGCGCCCGGCGAGCTGGGCGCGATCGAGGAAGCGGGCGACGATGCGGTTGATCGCCTGCGGGACGAGCGTGTTCCACTGCCAGTCCGCGATATTGCGGCGGAACTCGAGGCGCACGGCACGCAGCGAGGAGAAGTTGTGCGCGGTCGGGTCGCCCGTGAGCTGGTCATAGGTCACGCCCGTGCCGGCGCTGATGCCCATCAGCGTGGCGCGCGTCACCGGCTCGAAGGCCGTGTTACCGGCCGGGACGAAGGCCTGCGCTTTCTCGCCGGGGCGAAGATACTGAACCGCGCCGGGGCGCATCTGCGCGAGGCGGTCGCCATCCTCGCCCTGCGCGATCTTGCCGCCGATCGAGGTGGCTGTGTCGCTCGTCTCGACGACAAGGCCGATGGCGGCCTCCATGCGCGCCTTGACGACCAGCGCGTCCATGAGGTCGGCATAGTCCCGCGAGGCCATTAGGACCGGCGCGAAGACCGGCACCCCGCGCACCTGTCCAGGGCGCAGGCGGCGGTTGATGTGCACCACATCGGCGCGCGGTGTCAGCCGCGAGGTCAGCCGGCCGAGGCCGATGCGGTCCTCGCCGGGCATGGCGTCGTGCAGCCAGTAGCCGAGGCGCTCGTCATTCTCGCCGAGCTCGACGCCGAGGCGGGCGCGCTGGGCGCTGGAGGCGGTCAGCGAACGATCCCGCAGCTCGTCGATCAGGTCGCCCTCGCCGACATGCAGCTGCAGCGGCACGGGCAGCCTGGCCGAGACCGGGCGGTCCAGCATGCGGATGATGCTGTCGCCGCCTTCGAGCGCCGAGCGGAAGGCGAGCGATAGCAGGCCGTTGAACCCCGTCTCGCCCTCGATGTCGCAGGCGGCGACCCATTCGTTCCACAGCGCCTGGACGGATTTGTCGGCGCGGTCGGAGCCGGTGTCGAAGCGGATCGTCAGATCCGTGCCGATGACGTGTGTGGTCAGCACGTCGAGCGTGCGCTGGCCGATATAGGTGTTGCGCACCAGTTCGCGCGAACGCTCACGCAGCGCGGTGAGCGAGCGGCCGATCTCGGCGTTGGCAGAGGGCGCGCCTCGGCGGAAGGACGAGGTGCGGCGGCCGTTCTGGGCGGCGTCATAGCCGCGCACAGCCTCGAGCGCGTGGCGCGCCTGGAGGCGGCGCACGCCGGCCTCCGGCGAGAAATAGCCAACAAGCGCGTCGATCGGGTTCATGGCGTCAATCGCGCGAATGCTGGGCGTAGGCGACGCGCTGCGGCGCCTGCGGGCCGAGCACCTCGGCCTGCATGTTCGCCAGGATCTTCTCCATCTCCTCGAGCGAGCGGAACTCCTGCTCGCGCCGCGTCTCGCCCGAGCCGAAGACGACACGCTTCGCGCCGGTGCCGATGGCCTCCTTCAGCGCGTCGATGTCGCTCTGCGTCCAGGCCATGAGGTCACCAGTCGCGGGCGCGACCACCCAGCCAGTCGTCGGCGGGCGGCGGCGCGGGCGGCGCGGGTTGCGGGGTCGTCTGCTCCGGCGCGGGCGCCGGGGCAGAGAAGAGATCGCGCTTCGTCACCTCGGCC